GGGAAATCAACCCGCCAGCATGCTGACGGGGTGCAAAACCCGTCAACACACTTTCCTCGGTCCCAGACCGAGGTTCAGCGGTGCCTCTTTATAAGGTCAACTTCTAAAATATTCACCGGTCGCGCTACGCGCTTCCAGGTGAACTAAAAATAAGTTTCACTAATAAAGCGCGTACTTGCATACGCGAACCGCTACGAGAAAGGAGCTAGACTCCTTCGCCGCCCTGTCCAGTTGAAAACAGGATAACCTCCCACATAAAACATATGTGTAGGTTTATGGATTCCCTTAAGGGGAATCACCTCTTGCTTAAGAAGCAGCATCAGGCTGATAAAAAACTTCAGGAGAACAAACATACCAAGAAAGGTTAAAGTCTTCTCCAGTAGCTACAAAAGCACTGACGGTTGCTATGTCTTCGGTACCGGAGACATCTGCATTTAAGCGTAGAATATGGTGCTCAGCCATAGAGAAAGCCGATATATCATTTGTCGTTGAAAAACGATAATTAGAATAATATGGTAATTCTACCTCTACGGTTGGCAGGACATCTGTATGAGTAGCATACATACCTTGGCTCGCCTTAGGGCTCGCTCTAAGATAATCTAAAGCTACTGCTCCAGAATTCAAATTACGTCTTATAGGACCGATTATAGCGAATGTATTTGATGTCATTCTTTCTACAGTCAGTTCCTTAAGTTTTGAATTGTCCTTATGAGCAACTAAGTATTTCCACCTCAGACCTCCCCTGCGTGCAACAAACGCTGGGGTAAGCCAATTAAGTAAGGTGGTACGAGAATATGTATAACTCTTGGCTCCAGCAGAAGTAGTAACACTATCTAGACCACCTGACTCATCTGCCCCTCTATAAACGGGGAAGTTGGGTAAAGTAAGCTCTAATTGATAGGTACCTGATGTCTTACCAGTTGTAATATCGCCGTACGTACGGTTATAATTATAACGCTTTAACATATCTCTAAAAGTACAAAATGTTTCACCAAAATGTACTAAATTCAACTCATCTAAACGAGCTGATTTGCCTATCGGTTCTAATTGACAGGCAAAGGTTCCATTGGGTGAGTCTTGTTGGACTGCCCAAGAAGAGTTACCACCACCAGATTCTGAGATCATTTGAGATTCGGAAATTAGGATATTAGGGAAGTTAGATAGTTTGCCAAAGCCCTCAACAGGTTCAGCAAATTCAATATCATCACTACCCTTAACATAACAATTGACCCAAATTTCTTTAGTATCACTAGCATCAGGAGACGTTAATTCATTTTGAACATAAATGGCAAATTGACCATTACAATAATTCTTCAGATAAGGTGTGGTTACACCCACAGCTGCAGGCGAAGACCGCATTCTCGGACCACAAATTTGAGGAGGATTATGTTCAGTAATTGGACTAATTTCCTTATAAGAAATATTTTGATTCCAATTAATTGTCACCTCAAAGACCTTAGATTCTGATATATCCATAATACGTGTATAAACAGCAGACATATCTCCCTCAGTGAGAGAAGTTTCTTGATTTGGAACGTATTGTAATTTAAGACGACCTCTATGAAAGGCACTACACATGACTTCAAATCTATATGTAATACCTCCACGCCAATACTTAAAAGGTACAGCAGCGTGCATTAGAGGTGTAGTCTGAATTGCAACTTGTGAAAAATCAGGATCATCTGTCACCTGGGTAGAATAAATAATAGGGGAGACATTACAAGAGAAAATCTTGTCACCAGCTCCACTATAATCTGCCCAAGAAAACATATTATAAAATGATTCCTTCATAGCAATATCCTTAATCTGAAGTTCGTCATCACGTGAGATACCAATAACATCTGAATTAATAGTTAATTCTTGTTTTGGATCAAATGTGAGTTTGTCGACGGCTTCATCAATAGAAGAATTTGCCATGTTACCCATAGGGGCAACACGATATTTGTGAATAGGTTCCAAAGAAACAGGCCTACTATAACCGAATAGCTTTGCAACATCTGCAATACCAGAAGCTGCAATCTGTGTTGCTGTGGCATAAGGTCCAATACCAGGTATTTTCTTAAAATGTCCTGCCGCTTTAGCCAAAGCTGTAGCAGGTTTGGAAATAACACCCTGACCGTATTCATCCTTCTTACCACTAACCATTTTGGATTCAGAGCGGAGATAAGTTGGTCCAGAAAGACGAACATCCTCCATCCAAGCATAAACTGAAATATTGATAGGCGTACTAGTGTCAGCTGAAGTATTTTGCAATGCTTCGAATGACATAATATCAACTCTACCGACTCCATCTAATGAAGCCAAATCAGCTGTATCTAAACTCAAATATGGTTTCGGATATACAAAAGGGCAGACAATAGTGCCTCCCTTACATTCGGTCGGATCTAGAATAACATGGTCTCTTTGCGACATTCGCGCAAGAGAATTGTTCCTAACATAGTTATTACTAATATTTGTAGGAGCACTAAATCCATATGGAGTATAAGACGCGAGAGCCTTACCGAAATAAAATGGTCCTCCATTTATTTGAAGTTTCACATGTAATGACCCAGACAACCAAGAATAATTTTGTAATTTCTTGACTATGGTAGGATGTGTCAGAAAATCTGACCAAACATTAAGTGAAGTCTGCAAATAACTCGAATTTGTCCAATTTATCCTGGCAAGTTGCACAGGACGAGAAAGGAACGACCCTAAATCTGCTTCAGGGTTGAGTGCATCTGCTCGAGTAATATCCCATGAACTGGGAGTCTCGACCACTTCAGAAGTCACATCAGAGACAAACTCTGTAAGTTTTTGGGCACCCTCTAGTTCTGAACTCGCGACAGGCTCAGTAACAGGAGCGGACTCTGATAGCATAAGATGCGTATCTGAACCACTTGAATTATTATGCAAAGATAAATTATCATGCACATGTTTAGTGGTAGATAGGTCACCAGAATGATATAACATATAGTTAATATGATCTGCATCACAATAATAGAGAGAAATTGTATCCCTACCGGATGTTGGTGTTTCTGAGATTACACCTAACTCATTTGGTTTTAAACATTGACCAACACTTTACTAAGTTTATACTCAATGAGGTTTAGTGTTATACACCTCTAGCGAGTCAAGCTTTTATGGATTGTATATACAGGGTCAATTATAAAAATACAAAAGGAGAAATAAATTTTAATAAAAGTAAATCATAATATATACAGCGCCCATTCCCCGTGGGGTCTAGTGAGAGGCAGCTCACTTGGTCCTTTAACGTCCCGAGACGAAAATACTAATTGTGAAAGCAAATCACAATTGTCACAATAAAATATAACAAATAAATATGTAAATATGAAAACATGTAAATATGTATATGTACAAGATACCAGGAAAACTTATTCCTGGATTTTATCAACGCCATATTGGTTCAACCAATTTGTCTCACGAACCTCATATCCATCATAGAAGGATTTAGGCATGGCGCACTCAAGGCCAGCATCAATAACCACTTGCTTGAGTTGTTGGTGGCGCATCTCAAAATGTTCTTTACCGTGGAACCACAGTTCACGCATTGCTCCGTCTAAACATTGGATAGCAATTTGTGAACGCGACTGGTCCATGGATTCGAAATTACAATGCAGACTCTTAAAAATAGAATCTTCGCTCAATTTAGCGATCCACATGCCCTTCGATCCTTTCCAAGAATATTCAGCACGCCATTCAGATTGTCTCTTAAGAAAATCTGCATCGACATGATCCAAATATGGAACGGATTGGGCGTCCTTCTCTGCCATAGTGTACTCAATACCTCTCTTAGCGAAAATCTTTTGAATATTAGTATGATTATACTTATCAAACATTTTGCTAACACTGAATTTAACATCATCTCCGTAAGTAGTAAGAGCTACTACTTCATGGAAAAGACCTTCAAAATCAGGGTAAATTTCGAAAAATGCACATCTATGGTACAAAGCATTGACGATGGAGTTGATGTAAACAGTTAAATTCTGCCCAGAAGGGTTAGAACCGAAAAGTTGTACAAGATCTCCATTGACCATCATAACTGGAAACGCAACGTCCGTCATGAGGCCTTTCATGATTTTGATGTCGTCAGATGAATAATTACCAGATTTCTCTGCTATTTTAATCATAATTTTGAACGCCAACATAACCATACGGGCGGACATATGCTGATCATAGGCTTTGAAATCACCTGCAACAGTACGTCCTCGACGACCAAACTTCGAAATGTGAGTATCCAATTCATGCCATTGTGGGCCTTGGGAATTAATCCCAACAGCACACTCCGAAAGAAGCGGATGATCAGACAAAAATTTCGCAATTGATAAATAATATTTACGCATATTGTACTGCACCTTTGCAGGAGCAGCCTGAAACACGCGAACTTTTGATTTTGTCAATTTGGTTGGTTCATCTTTAGTGCATGCCTTAAAGACTGGATAAGCACGTCGTCCAGCGAGGTACTCTTGACAGTCAGCATAGGCAGACTCTAGAATCTCATCAACGAGAATTTTAGGGTCAGCACCATCGTGTTCTTCGGGATCCAAGTGAATAATAAAATCTTCTTTAGGTTTATTAATTGGAAATCCCATGGAAGTATTAGGCTTCATCTGATCGATGAACTTAGCGCCGTCAATTCCTGACACGGTTTCAATATCCGAAAGAGGTCGAACTTGCTTCATTGCCAGTTCTACCTCCCGCTCTTGGGCAGCTAACTCGAATTTTCCCCAATAATCTCCAAATGCTCTCTCAAGAGTTTCACAAGAGAATTCTTGATGAGCATCACCCGCTTGATCTAAAAATTTCTGATAAGGTTGCCACTCTGGGGCCTCACGAACTTTAAGACCGTCTTCTCTTTCGATTCGACGGCAATTAGCAGGTGGACCCCATTGTTGCGGGACCTGACAGTGTTTTTCAACAAACGGTGACAGTGGCGATTCAACGACACTTGTCTTGGGTCTTACTCTAAAACGAGGTACGGGACCATAAGCCGCTATTTGAATATTTTTATCTTGAGAGATAAAATTAAGCGGTGACTTCTTATCCAGAGTATCTTCTGGTGTATAGTCAATACCGTACTCCTCGGTTTTCATTTTCCCTTCGGCATGTGCAAGTGGCTTAGCTTCATCTAATTCCATCTTCAAAATAGCATGATCTAACATACCACGAGTGACTTGTTCACACGCGTTGTAAGCACCAGCCTTTTGGGAACCTGCTAAATGAATACCAGTAACATAAGCACCCTTGCGGGCATCTCTAATTAATGGTGATCCACATAGACCAGGCTTAGAAGCTACAGGCCACATATAATGTGCGGCATGTTCGAAAAAGGCCCTATCTGTTTTAATACTGCCAAATCGAGAGAATGTGCAAGCACGTTCATCAATTTCGCCAGTTTCTAAATTTCTAGTAAGCATCTTTGACACTTCAGTACGAGTAGTCAAAGTTGTGGGAAAAAAAGGACGAAGATCCTTCTTATCCCCACTGCTACCAATATAGACAAGAGCTAAATCGGATTTTTCGTGCAAGGTAGTGCACGAACCAGGGGTAATGGAGTAGCCTACTAAATTTACACCATTAAGGTTGGTAACTTTTCTGGTGATGATATCAATTTTGATTTCTTCGGTAGGTCTTTCATGGGCTGGAATAACAAGTATATTACTAGCTAACCAAAACCCATTACTCTGAGCGGTGCCCTTTCTATGATGGAATCTTACCACACATTGCTGTCTAGAGAAAACCTTGAAAAGGTCTTCATAATTAGCACTTGGTATGACACCATCAGGTAAAGGAGCAAATTCTGGAGTTTTCCAGACGTTCTCACGCTCTGGAGTTACACTCCATTTTGATACTCCTTCCTTGTATTGACCCGATTCAGACGCAAGAGTTTTGCGCCATACAGAATAGGCCTGTCGAGCAATATAAATTCCCGAAGCAGTAAGACCAGCATAAGCAAATAATTGCTTACCCATCTTAATCTGTTCTCGTTTAATTGACTCAACTGTAGATACATGAACAGCATTACTGTCACTGACCATCTCTTCAAGCAGAGCTTTACGAGCGTCAATATGTAAATACATACAAGGTAAGAAAAGGGCAAAACACCAATTAAAGGTATTGGCTGGAGCGTGTCCAGTCAAAGGCAAATATATTGCCACTATAAAAAATATAGCCCAAAATTGCATAATCTTAGACATTTCCACGTCTAGATTAAACATCATTAGTGCTTTGAGTAAAGGATGTTCACGTAGCCTCTCTGGGAAGCGAGCATAAACATCTAAAGGAGCGGCTCTCGATAAAATAGAATATTCATTACATAACTTATGATAAGTCTGTACACAATTCATATTGTCTCGATAGTCGTTCAATGTGCCCGAAATAGATTCAAAAAATGATTCTGATTTCATGACTTCAGAATCTTCAAATTCTTCAGTCTCCGGAATTGCTGGTAAACACAAATCTTTTTTAGATTCTTTACACGTTGAACACCAATCCTGGTTTTTCCCATGAGGGCAACGTGGTCTCGACAAAATTTCTTTTGAAGATTTAACACACGAGTTCTGTGCTTTTTCATGCACAGGAATTATCTGGGAAAATAATTCAAAAAGTTGTCCAAAGTTCAAATTCTTAGCTTCCTTTGATTTTCCATCTTCCTTAAAGAAAATAGAACGCTCAACAGGAGCCTTGGAACCTGTGGCTTTCAGAATATTACCATCCTCACTCTCGACCCACTCATAAACATCAAAAACCCAAGCATCAGGACATAATATTCCTTTTGCTGCGGCTTCTGCTAATTTAGCTGGATCGAGTTGAGCACATCCTTCTTTCTGATATTCCTTCTTAACTCTCATATTAATGTGGAGTTGGAAACGTCTAAGAATAGATAGAGGTTCTTCTGAATATGTGTAAGCCCACTTACTTTTAACGTTAGTGGTGGCCGCTACTACACAAGGGACAAGTGGAATTTTACCCTTTAATTCAGCTTCTGCCATTATAGCAGTACGATGAATATTATTGATAAAATTAATAACGTCAACTGTCGGATTCTTCGCAGCAAATTCCGCTTTTCCATTAGCGAAATCATCAAGCAAAACAGCTAGGATGTGCGAACCATAGTCCGAATGATATTTGTCCATTTCATTTAATGTACAAATACTACTCTCTTTAACAATGAAATTTTTATTGCCCTTTGTAAGAGCTATTTCTTGTAAAGCATGAGTCATTAACGTATTGACAGCGGTACTTTTTCCAACACCAGATCCTCCATGAATAATAAAGGAAAAAGGAGCTTTTCTCAAGCCTCCTTGTACTTTTCTAGTATCGAAATCTGCCTTTATCTTTTGAAGTTCTATTAACTTCTTAGAATAAGGCGGTCTTTCTCCTCGTGGTAAAGACTTAATAAGTCTAACGGTGTAATCCATTGTACACTTAAGTTCTAGCTCAAAATGAGCAGCGTCCATAAAAGGACTACCTGCAAAATTATCAGCACGAACATATGTGTAACCTGCAATAAGATCAGCGACTGTAATGTCATATTCTGCCAGCTTCTCTACAGAAGTAAAGAGTGGAGAAAAAGACTTAGTCGTGAAACATGCATGTCCACGTTCAAGAAGAAAGGTAATTGTATCCAAAACGGTTTCTACAAGATCCATAGAAGTTTTGCGACCCTTGGCAGCATAAAAGTTAAAAACTTCTAAACCACCAACAGTAACTGAACACGACTTTTTGTCGTTAATCAAACCTAAAGCTAACATAGTGGAAACAAGAGTTGTGACTTTCCCAACAAGGGGAGAAGCCATCACTCTACCGTAACCTTCTGTCGTTTTAGTAAAACTGGCGATAAATTTTGAGAATCCAATTGGATTAGGCTCATCTGTATCATTAAATGCTTCTTCAGACTCAGAGAAAAATTCATCTAGTGAGTCATCGGTTAAATCATCTAATAAATCATTAGCCTTCTTTTTGTCTCGAATACCGTCTAGGAAATCAGATGGATTCACATCACTTTTAAAGAAATTGATGATGGAATCAACTGTTGTTCCCTGAAATAAGTATTCTGAAACAGTTCGAATCAAAGCCTTGTCATTGTTGCAAAGAGTTTTAATTTCTCTCGCTACAATAGCAGCAACCTGCTTGAAAGATGAAGCTTCCTTAATAGTATAGATAAACAAAATAACGTCTTCTAACTTGGAAATAACTGCATCAGCTCCTGCTTCCATTAGTCTCTCTTGAGCAAAAACGAATTTTTGAGTGAGAGTGGAAACAACAGGTCTAACAATGTCGCTTAAACTTTCAGATTTGAAATCTTCAAATTTCCTTTCGACAGCCTTAGCTTTGTTCTTGCGACGCAAATCCTTGCGTCTATATTCCCTAGCCTTAAAAGTTTGATAAGCTGCACGCTTTTCATAAGTGCGTGTATTAGCTTGTTTCAAATCTTCAGATTCAGACAAAAGTCCAAATGTTTGAGACAAACGATAGGAAATATTGGTCATTAAAATGACCTCCTCGGTGGCCAAACCGGAATTATATGGCGAACCCTCTGTGTTGGCTTCGACTTTGTATCCGCAAATTAATGTACTTAACATGATAAAAGTGAAGAGGGGGGTTGTGTTTGAAAAACTATATTTAAAACAATCGTAATAGTAGTTTACGAAAATCTAGTGATATCGGCTCACAAAAGAGGTAGAGGTATTTAAAAGTCGGGAGTGCCAACACCCTACACCAGCGGTAACTGATGCTTAAACGATACATAATCTCTAAATGGTATTGCGAATACCTAATATAATATAAATGTAGCGATACGTTGCTTAAAACGTAGCCGAGGACCGATTATTTCGGCACTAAAGTTCTATTTCTGATAAACTCTCCTTTCGTCGGAGATTTTAATAAACAAAATTACTAAATAGTACTGAGGGGATTCCTCGAACATACGAAACCATTCTTATAAAGGTAACGAATCATAGAAATTCAACTAATAAAATTTTTGAAATTTCTATAGGTGATGATAAGTCTGAGTATAAACACTTGACCGTAGTCGACTCAGATAAAACATCGAAAATCCTGCCATAAAGGCAGGAAAAAGCTCCACACAAAAGTGTAGAGCAAAAAGCTCCCCATAAATGGGGAGCAAAAGCTCTCAGCGCAAGGCTGAGAGCAAAGAGTGAATATTCGTAGAATAAACACTCAAGGTGGTAAATTTTAGATATTTATTAATTCTAAGTTACAATGGAAGCTCCAGATTACCAATCTGGAGCACCAAGATTACATAATACGTAATTCAATAGTTAACTGAAATGTCCACATCTTAATATACAAAGTTAGACGATCTAACATAGGACCCTAAAAAGGGTCCTGTGCTACAAAGTAACAATCTATAATAAGATCCTTCTTAGATCAGTGCTAAAGAGCACGAAATACATAATATATATTTC